ACCAAGCATCAGCTCGTATAGAGCCTTCTACGGCGCTTAAAAGCGTTTGCTCAGGACACAGGCCACAAGCTGAATAAATCTCGTCACGGTCTGCCTGACGCAGCCGTGGGGCTAGTTCGCGAGCCATATCCATCGTGGCGCTTACGCGGTTAAGGTTCATCCTTGTGAGCCTCCCGTATAGTGAATAAACACCGCGCCAATCTTGGCAGCCCCCGGCTCGGTACAAGTCATCTTGACTGCCAAGTGGGTTGAGCGTGCTTGAAAGGCCACGTTGCCCTTGGCCATTGTGGTTTCCTCAACCGTAGCCACGGTCTGCATAGAGTCAATGTTGTTGGGGTCTGTGCCGATCCGAACCGTCCAGACGCCTTGCAGCGCTAAATCCATACCTTGCCACTCTTTGCTTGTGGCCGGTGTGGTTGCGGAAACAAAAGGAATCACTGCGGTAACGGTTGAGCTGTCGTACTCGTTGCCGGTCTGGCCGCCGTACAGATACAGGTTTGCATTATCCCCACGGCAATACAGACGCCGCCCGATGATTGCCCAATCAGTAATCGAGAATGGCAGCTCGTAAATGCTCCATGCACTGACCTTGCTTGCAGGGAAAAAGCTGAACACATAAACCTTTTGCCCGATCGCCAGCATGTAGCGCCCATCACGCGGCTCAAGCACGGCGCAGGCTGCGCGTGCCGTAATCCGGTTTGATCGGATCTCGGTCAGCAGCAGCTCGTCAACAGGGTTGCCAATGTCGGTACTAAAAGCCGCGTTTGACGAATCGCGTGCGCGAATGGAGCGAATCCCGCTCTCGCTTAAATACAACACATCGCTATCGCCAATCTCTTGCACAGAGCGTGGAGCAATCGCGCCAGTATTATTCAAGACCTGTAATTGCTGGTTAAGCGAGGGATCAACGTCCACAAACCAAATCTGCACGGCTCGTTCTGAAAACACCGCAAGGTTGTTTTGATAGGTAGCAATCGCAGTTAAGCGCTCGCTGCCTTCGGCGTTCGTAGACAAGTTGATAAAGCCTGCGTTGGCCGTGCCGTTAATGTCCAGTGCATCCTCAATCTCTGAGAAATGCAAAAGCGATCCGGCCGTTGAATAAAGCTTAGACTTTGAGGGCTTAGCGTACTCACTGGGCAGATAAGTTTCACTGCCGGCCGGTGTGGTGATAAGCGCCACGCCCCCTGCAAAGTTGGCCGTAGTGGCCGGACTTGTTGTCACGTTGCCAGTATTGGTGATCGTCAACACATTGCTGTTGTTAGCCGTGCCTGCATCGTTTGCCAGCACGTTGACCACTGCGCCATTGGCTTGCGCTCGGTACTCAGGCGCACTATTAAAATCGTTAATGGCATTTGCCACTAGCAAAGCGGTTGCCGCGTTGTTGCCAGTGTGCAGGATTTTCTCATCCATGAGCGGAACACCCGCCACGGTAAGCGCAGCAATTGCGTTATCAACACCACCCGCAAAATTGACCACTGAGCCTATCGTAAAGCTGCCGGTCACAGACGTATTGAGCGCCAATCCATTGAAGGAAGAGCCGGGGGTTACTGCGGTAATTGTCACCACGCCACTAGCAGCCGTGGCCGTGAAATCTGGGCTGCCGACAAACGAATTGATCGAGGCTGCAATCAGCGCGGCAGTACTCGTATTGTTGCCGTTGTGCTGCACGGCGCTATTCATAATGGGCAGCGTCCCTGCGCGAACAAACAGGATGCGATCTGTCGCAGTGTTAATACCACCGGTCACTGTAAAGCTTGCTGTAGCGCTTATGCCACCAGTTGTGCCGCCAGTAATCGTAAAAGACGTTCTCGCACGCCCTTCAACGAACTCAGCGTGTCGTGTGCCATTGTAAAAATGGTAGATCGACCCATCGCTGTAGCTTGCTATGGCATAGGGTTTGCCATTAAAGGCCGTAGAGTGGATCACGCCAATCATGGCAAGACCCGTTGGGTGCTGTAGCCGCTGGTAGATCAAGTTGGCCGGAGCGCCTGCGGGGAACACAACAGACGCAACAGAGCCAAAAGTGTAGAGCGTGCCGCCCACAGCCACTAACCCAAAGGTGTCTGCGGGGAAAGCCATGCGGTTCACAAAGGCTAGACGCTTTTCAATCTCGCCTCCGCGATTGATGTGCGCGTTGGTCAGCGTAAGCAAACTGCCTGGCACAGAAAGCACCGGCAGCCTGCGAGAATCGAGGCCACTTCTAAAATCTTCAATGATGAAGTAAGGCATTACGCGTTCTGCACCGCGATGATTTTCAGACCACGCACGCGGCGAGTCGGCTCATCACCACTGAGGGTAAACGTGTCGCTGTTCGATGAACGGCCTTTAAGCCGTGCATAGTGACGCTCGGCCATTGAGAGCTTGAGCTTGGCATCGTCTGCCTTCTCGCGGCTCAGTATCTCGGCGGCGCTGTACAACACCAGCAAGGTGTCATCCAAGTCGGCCTGATCGGACTGAGCAACAAGGGGACTCAGATCGCGCTTGCCCGTAAAACGAATTGCGCCGCTTAGCGATGTTGCGTTAGCATTTTGGCTGGGGATTGGCCAGACTTCAAACTGATCGTTTTCAGAAGGCTGCCAGCGATACACAGGCATTGAGCGAATATCTTTATCTGAATCAAATTCAGAATAGTGCGAGCCATCAATACCGCTTGTCAGTGGTGTCCACTGATCGCCCCACTTAAACTCGACGCGCTCAATATTCTCAAGCTTCATGTCGTTAGGCAAATCGTAATAGCGTTGCCCATTTTGAGTGAGGATGTTGCGCTTGACGCGCAAAAAAGCCCAATCGTAGTCATCCCACAAACGCTTTTGCTGGCGCTGCAGCACCTTGACTAGCACTTCGCGCATCGCAGTGCCTAAGTTGGCCTGCAGAGAGTGACCGGCCTCGGCACGCAGATCGTCAATCAATTCACCCAACGTCACGTTCCGTGCCATGTCACACTCCTTGGTTTACATAGTTACTCGTTACTAACTTGCTCGTCCGGCTCAACTTCTAGCGGCTGCGCTGCACTCTTGCGACGTTTCTTGGCAACACCGCTATGAGTGGTCAGGTTTCCGATAATGAAATCATCTGGAATCCCTGAATCCTCAATCTCGCTGGGTAGCGTGCCGGTTGCGCCTAGCGTGTCACGCACCACAAACTCAGGATTGCGATAAATCTGGATCAAGCGCTCGCGCTCTTCGTTGTTGCTCATCGACACCGAATGAGTCACTTCAATATTGCGCACTGCATCATCGCCATGCACCGCACGCAAGATCATCAACTCAGGGATCGTTACGCGCTCTTTATTGACGGTCATGCCTACATCACCACCAATTGCCACACTGCAGTTACAAATTTGCATGTTTTCTCCAATATGCAAAAAAGCCGCCACCTTGAGAGGCAGCGGCCGGTTCATTTAGCCATTAGCTAAATTGGTAAACGCCGTGACAGTTGAGCTGGGTCGCGGCAAGCGCACCAGTCGTTGTCATGGCTCGGTACATCACATAAGAGTTGTACGGGCGAGCTGGGCTGTGACGCTTCATCTTCTCGTTTTCCATGTAGTACAAGCAAATCTTGGAAGAGTCGATGATGTAGGCACGCTTTGCGTAGCTAGTCGAGCCGCCAAGCGTTGTGCCAATATCGTCCATGGTTGGGTCATACTTAAACACAAGCCCACCGAAAGTCAGATCGCCGTGCTTAATGTCGCTACCACGCGCAAAACCCGCATCGGTGTAGTAACCACGCGCACGCAGCTCTTTGTTTAAGCGATCCATAAAGTCGCTGCCACACAAGGCTACGTCAGGCTTGCCACCAAAGCGCTGGAGCTGACGAAACTCGGTATTCAAAAAGCTAATAAGTTCATCGCCAGTGCTGGTAGTGGTGACGGTCAAGTTAAAACGATTGCGCCACCAGCTATTTGCGCCTGCGTTTTGGTCGATGCCGCCAACAGTTGAACCGACTGCAGCAGGCGCGTCCTTGATGAAAGCGCGAATTCCAGCCATTGCGTTTGCGTCAGCCGTACCATCGCCCCACAAGAAGGTGTTTAGACCGCGAGCGTAACCCTCGGCCATATCGCCTAGCTTGTCCTCAAGCAAGTTGGCCAGTGCTGTTTCCTCACGGCCACGATTGTTTTTCAACGAATCGCTGTTCATGCTATCAACAACGCTGATGCCATCGCGCTTGAGTTCGGTCAAGGTCACACCGATACCAATGTGATGCTCTTTCCATGTGTAATTTGCGCGTTTGATTTTCGCGGGGTTCACATAGTTCACGGTGTCATTGTGCGTATAACCGCCTAACGATGAGTCGTACTGACCCTTGACTGCCACGCTAATTGCACCCTTGCCGCCAGGGAAAGTCTTGGCTTTTTTATCTAAGGCAGCCAAAAGAGGCTTGTCTTGGATGGTTGAAGAAAACACTTCGCCCTTTTCAATGTAATAGTCTAGGGCTGCGTTGGTGATATTGTCTAACTCGCCTTGTGAAAATGCCATGTCAAATGCTCCGATAAGGTTGGTCGGCTCATGCTCCAGCGGAGGCTTGACGGATTACGTCAAGTAAATTCCGTGGCTCTGGAGCGGCTGAGCCATTTACTTTTCCACCCACGGCGGGACGCATCGCAACCTTTGAACCAGCTACTCGCCGCAAAGCCTGCGTCACTTGCTCATAAGCACTCTTAGAGAGCGCTAAAGCATCTTCTGCAGTACGCGGCATGCCATTGGTCGCTAGGTGCGCCCGCACGCGGTCTTTTACTAACTCAGCCTTAACGTCAAAATCAGGGTCGTTTGCGCGTTGCGCTGTTTCCCACGCGGCCACCGTACTTGCAATTCTCTGCACATGTAATTGCGAATCTTGCTCATTGCGACTTTGCAACTTGTTTTGAGCAACAATCGCTTCACGCTCTGCAGCGATCTGCTTTTGATACAGTGATTGAGCCGTATCGCGGTCTATGTAGCCTTGCTCAATTCGATCCTCTAAGTCCTCTGGTAATTTCTTGCCAGCGCTTAGTGCTAACGACTCAAGCTTTTTACTTAAAGCTTCATAGGCCTTGGAAGCATCGCCGGATTTCATTTCTGCCATTAGGAGCAAACCCTCAGCAACCTCTTCAGGTGTGAGCGCGTTGTTATCCATAAACGACTGAATATGCCGGTACTGCTTTGCGTCAGGCTCAAACTCGGCTAACTTCGCCTTGTACTCGTTTCTTTCAGTAACGACCTGCTCAAAGCGCGGCCGCATGTGAAGTGGGACATCTGCATAATCCTTGGATTTCTTTTCCGTGGATTGGTCAACGACCTCATTTTCTTGACTGTCGGGCAGCGATTCCGACTCACTTTCCTGTGCTTGCGCGAGAGATTTCTCAGACACGCTCTGCACAACGGACAGTAGGCTTTCCTCTGTTTCGCTGGCTATATTCTCCGGTGACGAATCGGCAAGTGCATCAGTTTTGTCCGGTGACGAGTCGGCATTTGCATCAAGGTTTTCCGGTGACGAATCGGAATTTGCATCGTATTGCATGGTGTTACCCCTTTAAAACTCCTGAACCTATTATCGCTGATTGTATGTTGGTTGCGCAACATACAACATACATTACGGTCATTGCAAAGGCGGTGGTGCGCCTGTAGCGCCTACCGCTGGCGCTTGTGGCGTAGGCGCATTGGCAGCCCCCTGCGTGCCTTGTCCCATGCCTTGAGCCGCGTTTGCATCTTTCATGCCGTTTTGGGCAACGATTGATTTCACGTTCTCGGTCAAAGCGGCATCCAAGTCCAGTTTGTCATCCATGCGTTTAAGCACTTCTTTGGCAAGCCACGCTGGATTGATGCCGGGGATTTGGATGATGTAAGGCAGCACGCGCTCAAGGTTGCGCAGCTCGGCGGCCATGTTGGGCTTGCCAGTTGAACCGGCCTCGATCTCAAGCATCACCTCATTGGCAATCTCGCGAGCGGTCAGCTCCGGCCACACTGAGCCGCGCCCCGCAATGGCCTTGACTTGCTCGACACTCATTTGCTGGAGCATCACTGCGCCGCTTGCGCGAGCGATTTCAGACATAAAGCTGTCTAGCTCATCGACTTGCGCCCCCAAGGCCGACATGCGTGCCGACTCGGCAATGCTGTTTTCAGTAGCCGTTGCACCACCAGTATTACCAAACTGCGCCTCTTGTGCGCCTACCGCGAGCTGCACATCGTCAAAGAGTGTGCGCACTTCATACAGATTGGGGTCGATCCCAACGGTTTTAAGTGGCGTGACTAGATCATCAGACTTCTGACCAGACGTCATGCCTTGGATTGAAATGACGGAATGAGCAGGGCGCGACACAAGCTTGGCCTTTTCCTCATCCTCAAGCAAACCAGCAGGGGTCAGGTACGCTGGGCGGTTTGCTTTGCGGTGTTCGCGCAAGCCCTCGCGCGCGCGGTTGTACTCAGAGAGCATTGAGCGCATCAGGTGAACGTCTGAGGGCGGGTAAATCTCCTTTTCATGCTCGACTTCATTGCAAACCAGTGCGTAGCACGGCCAGAATGTTTCAAGCGTTAGCTCTGGGGCTGCCGGATCGACTAGAAAATCGTCATAGCCCTTGGCCACCGTGTAGACCATGCCGCTGGGCTTGTCGTAAATCTCGTAGACGCAGACCATGCCATCTGAATCGGCCTTTTTGTCATGGTTATTAGCACCAAGCTGCAGATAGGAAGAGTCGTGCGAGCGAGCTTTTACATCGTAAGGAGTGTAGTTGCTGCCAACGTCCTTGCCGTAGATTTCCTCGACCTCATCGCATGTAAAAAACATCTCATGCGCAATCCAGCGAGCGCCAATAAAGCCACGCAATTGCTTGCAGCGCGGATCAACAATGATGGCCGTGGTGTCTGGAAAGTCGAACATCAGACCTTCGCGCAGAATAATATCGGGCTGAGCTGCCAGCTCACGCATCGCGAGCATCAGCTCTTCCATGTCGGCGCTGTTCTCGTCCATGTCCCCTTCGGTATGCTCCTTGGCCAAGCGCTCTAAGTGGTCGATCTGCACCTGAACGTCATTCATGCGAGCGCTCACCTCTGGGCGGCGCTGCATTTCCCGCTGAAAGCCGATCTTGACGTACCCGACACCCGTGGTCAACATGCGGCGCACCAGCGCCTTCATCTGACTTTTAAATGTCGGCTGGCTCTCTTGCATGAAATAGTGAAACAAAATCTCCATCGTGGCGCCGATCTTAGCCAGCTTTAAGCGCTCGGCCTGCACCAAGTCGTAGTCTTGGATCACCATTGCTGTAGCGGCCGGCACAGGCATCATGTTTTGCTCGGCCTGATCGCGGATCGCCATCGCCTCTGCAATGGTTTCAGGCTTGCCATCCCAGACTTCAGCGTTCAAACGCTCGCGGGGCTTAGCCACGGCACGCGGGTTCTTAGCGTAAAGCGCTGCCGTGCGCTGCTGGATGTGGCGCTGCGCCAAATTCACAACGTACTTTGACTCGTCCCACGCTTCAGGGTCGTAGCCGTAAAAAGCCAAGTCCATGTCGGCACGCATACGCTCAAACGCGTCTTTGTGTGCAGACTTAGCGTTTTCAATGCGCGACAAAAGGCTGGTGACTAAGTTGCGGCGGCTTGCGCTCACAGGCTTATCGTCATCCTTCATGTTACCGGCCATAGACACAATGACATTGATCTCGGCAGATTCTTTCCCTGCGTTCTCTTCTTTCATTTCACCACCCTTTAATTGCTGCTTCTAGCGCTTGAGTTTGCTCTCGATGCTTGGCCTCAGATTTCAGCCAGCCCAACGTCCCATAGACAATGCCATCTTCCTTGACCCGCTGCTTCTGAGGGCTTGCCATGCGGTCAATGGACATACCCAGCCACGCCAACGCGTCCACAAAATCGTCGTGGCGTGCATTGGGAAATTTCAACAGCTCGTCACGCGCAGCCATTAGCCACGGCGCGTGCTTAGGAAACTTTACCTTCTTCATGCTCATGCGACCCATAATCGACTGCGCACGCTGCACCTTGTTGGCTACTGGCGTGACCTCTTCAATCGAAAAATAGTTTTGCTCCTCTTGCATGCGCTTGCGCAAGAACGGCGCAATCGACTTTGTGATGTGGCCGCGCTCGGCAAACCAGAGCATTGGCTTGTATTGCTTAGCTAAGCGCAGCATGGCATCGACTTGCTTATCCGCGCCAGCCTTTTCCCACCAAACGTCCAGTATGTACAGATCACCATAGCTATCAACGCCACCGATAATCATTACCGTTGCATCGTTGCGGGTCTTGTCCTCACCGATCGCGTGATCGCTGGCTGCGTAAATGCGCAAATCCGCAGGCTTTTGATTGCGCTCGTAGGTCGTAATCCAATCGCTGCGAAACAGATCGCCATCTTCAGGCGAGGGCTGCTGCTGGTAGAGCGCGGAAAACCCCTTAGCATCAAGGCTACGCGCAGCATTTAGAAACTCAAGATCAAAACGATCAGGCCACAAGGCCTCACCAACGGCACGCCCCAGCGGATCGTTCTCAATGGCAATGGCAGGCAGATTGATAATCTTCCACTTGGCCGCTTCCATTTCCGAATAACAAGGGTTAGTCGGGTCAGTGAGCCTGCCGATCAAATCATCTTCATGCCAGCGCGTATGCACGACCACAACGCACGCAAACTTGGTCATTAAGCGCGTCATCGCCACTTGCGTGAACCAATCCCAGAGCTTTTGTCGCAGCGCTGGGCTTTGCGCCTCTTCCGCATCTTTAATCGGATCATCAATGATGAGAACATCTGCACCGCGCCCTGTGATTGAGCCACCGCGCCCGACAAAAGCGGCCATGCCACCGTCATGCGACTGCAGCTTCTCGCGAGAGAGGCCGCCAGCGCGAAAGCGAAACTTGGGGAATACTTGCTTGAAGCTAGTTGACTGCATGATGTTGCGGCAATCAGATCCAATGTCCTGGCTAAATGGTTCGTTGTATGTCGCAAAAATGATGTTGCGATACTGATCGCGACCAAGCAACCAAGGGATAAATCGACGCGAAATTAGCTCTGTTTTGCCGTGTCGTGGGGGCAGAGTCACGATTAAGCGCGGAATGTGGCCACGCTCGACCTTTTCTAGCACCTTGGCCAGCGCTCGATGGTGCTTGGAGTCCTTAAACATTGATATTTCAATGTTCTCCGGCTCTTCAACGTCCGGCATCGTGAATTTAACGAATTTTAAGTAGTCATCGCGTGATTCGATGGCCAGTTTTGCACGCATTGCGGCCGCGATACGGCGCTCCAGCGCAGACATTTGCTCAAGCGCGGGGGCGTCTACCTCTTCTTGCGGCTCAACTTGCTCTTCAATGGCCATATCGCGAATTATTTAAAGCGTGCAAGCTGGCGAAACACAAACCTTTTAAAGCTTGCCCACTCGGATTTAAGAAATTCAATCATCGGTCTGCCTTTTGGTCGATTTTGTCAAAGAGCCTGCCAATCATCATCTCTAGCTTGTCAAAACGCTTATCAAACTCTGCGCGAATCGTGTCTACCTCAGATTTTTTGACATAGGTTTCGCTTACATGAAGCTTTTGATTGTCGATATCCACGCGCAGCTCCTTGACCGCATCCCAGAGCTGGCGTGCAAACCATCCAAAGGCTGCAATGGCCGCGCCAATACCAGTATTGATTAAATGCTGCATGTCCATGAGGCTGCCTTATTTGCAACAAGTTAAAACACAACGGGCATTGGGGTGTAGGATGCTTCGCTGTCATCTTCTGGCAATTGCGAGCCGCCGCCGTAGCCGACTGCAAAAAGCTGTCCGTCATCTAACAACATGACAATGCCTTGCTCAGAGCTAGTACCGTAAGCGCAAATATCCGTGACTGTACGATTGCCCGTAAGCATGATGCTATTGGAGTTAGTCCGAACCGTTACATCACCAACGCCCAACGCGCCGTTGCCGTTGTAGCCCCACACGCGCACAGCGCCAGTGGTGAGCAGTGCAGCACCAAAGTTATATGTACCGCTGCCGCCGTGGATAGCTTTAGTGATGCCAGTGCCGCCAAAAGGAATCTGGGTAAACGTCCCTGTATTCGTTCCTACTGGATTGACACCGTTTGCCCAAAATTCACCGTACCCGCACGCCCAAAGCGTGTTGTCCGTTTTCTTGATGTAGCTAATGTTGTAGTCGTATTGCCCGATATAAACATCAGCAACACCAGTAGCGACTGACTGAACAGGCGTGAATTGATTGGATAACGTGCCGTTACCTAATTGGCCGTAGGTGTTTGTTCCCCATGCGTGCAAATTGCCAAGGCTATCGACTGCCATCGCATAATTCGGGCCACCAAAGACCTTAGTGATCGTTTTGCCAGCAAGTGAGCCACCAGTGCGCAACGTAGCAATTGTTGCGTTTGTAGTGCCACCATCACCTAGCTGGCCATCACCGTTGTAGCCCCATGAATACAAAGCACCCGCTGCTGTGATTGCGTAGTAAGAAGTTAAAGCCTCGCGGCCTGCTGCAATTTGTGTAATGTTTGCAAGAACGGGGAGCTGGGCGAAACGTGAGGCGCTTGTCGTGCTGCCGTTACCAAGTTGACCATAAGCGTTGTAGCCGCAAGCGTGTACAGTTCCATCACTGCACAACACCATTGTGCTTATTGCGTTTTGTTGGCCGCAAGGAAGAGCCACTTGCGTGACGGTCTTGCCAAAAATTGAGTTTGCAGCGTCAGCGCTTGCATTAAATGGGACGCGGGTAACAAGAAGGTTTCCGTTTCCGCATGAGCCGTAATCGTTGATGCCCCAAAGCCAAAGTTGACCATTATTGTCAATGCACGCAGCTTGCTGGTCATACCCGTAATACAACTTTGACGCGCCCGAAAAGCCCGAAGGAAATGCCGTGCGTGTTGGGTATGAGCGAGCAAATGTTGTGCCATCACCAAGCAAATAATTGCTTTGCTGCCCCCAAGCGCGGATTGATCCGTCCGTCATAATGACGCCCATCTTGCGGTACGAATTTGGTTGCATACCTTTTGCATTTTCAGGCAGCTTTAGCACCTTGGTTGCGGAGCGCACTTGTGGCGTAGCCCATACAGGCAAGCCACTTGAGCCAACCGTTAGCACTTGGCCAGAAGTACCGGCTGCGAGCGCCACAAGGCCTGAGCCGTTGTTATAGAGGATTTGGCCGCTGCTGCTCGATACACCTGTTGTGCCTTGCGCAAAGATATTCCAGTTGGCAGAGGCGTTCGTTGGTGTCACGCCCACAGTGCTGTCCAAAATGCAGACAAACGTACTGCCTAAATATGAAACAACATCTTGCTTCATATAAGTCGTTCCAGCGTTGTAAATCGAGCGCCATCTAAACGCAACTTTTCCAAGCGATACGATTGCCATTTGAATTTCCTTTAAAAAATTATGGGTGCTGGGGCATAGCGTGAATCAGAATCATCATCGCCGCCCATGCCGTAACCGCCTGCACCGTGTACCATCACTTGCCCATCAGACGTTAAACAGTACAAAGCACCGCCCCCCGCGCCAAACTGCGTGCCAGCCTCAAAGTCCACAACAGTTTTATCAATCAATAAATATTTGTTTGGGTAGTTGGTGCTAGTGTTGTACCCATCGCCCGCGTGACCATTGCCGCCATAGCCCCAAACAACCACTCTTCCGTCAGAGCGCAGCGCCACCGCAGTCGAGTAAGACCCATAGCCATACATGCGCAGCTTAGTAATGCCAGTTAAGAACGAGTCACCAATCGTGATCCACGTTTGACGGTTTGCTAATGCGCCGCCAAGTCCTTGGCCGTTATAGCCTTCCCACTTGACAGTCCCATCATTCATCAAGGCCAGCATTGTGTTCCAGCCAGCATTGGCCTGTGCAAAAGCCACGCCATCTAAAACCTTGATGGGATAAATTGCATTGCCTTGGAATACGGCAGTCGTGTAAGAAATGCCAAAGCCATCGTTGTAGCCGCCGCCAGCATCCCCCCAGCACCACATTTCGCCGTTATCAAGCACGACTCCGTAGCGCCTAATTGCTGGGCTTTGAGCATTGCCCTCCCCATCTGTGTAACTGTAATACGTTTCACACCCAAACACCTGCTTGACCGTCTTGTTAAAGCCCCAAGGCATCACTGGTCGAAACTCGCGGTTTGTCGCTGTGTACAACGAAGTGTTTGTTTCACCGGCTGTATACATAATTCCGGTTGTTGTGATTAAAAACGATGCAGCATACCGAGCTGTTGCATAAATATCTTTAATGGGCGTAATCACTGTAAACGGCACTAGGTAAGGCACAAGAATATTGTTTATTGTTCCATTACCCAAATTGCCGTAACCGTTGTAGCCCCAGCAGTACACACGCCCCACGTTGTCTAGCAAGAACATTGAGGGACTAGCTGCATAACTATTACTTTGAAAAATCTTTGTGATGACGGTATTTACACCAAGATCACCAAAGCCATTGATTTTTGTTGGTATGCCTGTTGCGCCTGTCGTGTTGCGCCCAGACATGTAATCGCCACGGTTAGCACCGCAGTGATACACAGCGCCAGCCGCATCAAGAAAATAGGTGTCGTTCCAGTTAGATACGACTTGCGTAATGCGCGGCGTGCCAGGGGGGAAGGCCACGCGAGTCGGGAACGTGTAGTTCTCAGTGCTGTAAAGTCCAGTGCCAGTTTGACCGTTAGACTTTAAGCCCCAGACCCGCACAGAACCATCGCTCATAATCGCAGACATATAGCTTTGCGATAAGTTATTGCCCGAACACTCCATGCGATCCGTACTCATAAGTTTGGTTGCAATGACACCATTGCGCCCACCCATGAAACGAAACTCCATCGAGTCGTTGCCATTGCTATGCAAGGCCGTGTCAGGTATGCCGCTCACTGGCGCGTTACCCGTTAGCACTTGCCCCGCGCTGGTAGCCATTTGCTGCCCAAGGCCAAAGGCCACTGGCAGACCATTTTTAATAACGTATGCGCCACCATTTTGGTACACAACATCATTGTCGGTATAGGCAATGTATTGCGAATAAATTCCCTTCCAGCGATAGCCAAGTTTTGCAATATCAATATTCATATTGTGAGCGCCAGTTCGTTATCGGTAATCGCAAACGTCACGTTCTCTTGGATACCCCAGCTCGTAAAGTCGCTGGTCTTGTAGGTGTTGGAACGATCTGTACGCAGCATTAAGTCCGTACCATCGTCAGACAACACAAAGCCGTAAAACACCGGCAAAGCTGCAGAAGCAACCAGTTCATAGCCCGTTTCGCCAGTATTGACTCGCAAAACACGCTGGGATTGACCGATGAGAGAGGTAGGCAAATTGGTTGAGCTGACTGCAGAGGCGGCTTCTGCAGCGCTGTTTGCTGCGTTTGTCGCGCTAGTTGCCGCGCTCGCGGCACTCGCTGTTGCTGCGTTCACCCCGCCGGTAGCTGTCGAGGCGCTTGCGCTTGCGCTGGCAGCGCTCGCGGCCGCAGCGTTAGCGTAGCCCAATGCGTTAGCCGCCTGAGTGGCAGCACCATCAACAGCGATCTGGGCATCCACGCCAGTGCCACGCACCATCACGTTCTTTTGGCCGCCCACGCTTGGCGCAGGGGGCGCAGTCACAAACGTCAAAACCGTACCGCTTAACGTAAAGGTTTGCGTTGGGATTTGCGCAACACCACCTACAAAGACGGTTGCAGCGTTGACGTTTGTGTAGCTGTTGGCAAGGTTAAACACCGTCTGCGAGCCAGTGCCGGAGAAAAGCTCCACGGTACTTGCGCCGCCACTTAATGCGCCGTTAGCAATCAGCAGCCACTTGGTCACTTTATCCGTGGCAAAGCTGGCAGTCGAGGTATGCGCAATCAAGCACAAGTAGGTCGCTGAGTTAAATTCTGCGAGATCGCCCACGGCATAAACAATGCTTGCCGCCCACGCGCCGCGAGGGTTATAGCTGCCCTGCAGAATCAGCGCCAAGGCGCTTGCAGACATAGATTCCGCAGTCACGGTCTGGTTGCCCAGCTTGCCATCGTCGCGCTGGATCAGCGCAAGATTGGTCAACACTTGGTCACTACTAAACTTAATCGAGTTCAGCTCAGCATCAAGCTCAGAGCCGGGCAAAGGCTTAGTGGGATTGACCGTCTGCCAATCCGTAAAGCTGTACAAGCGTGCA